CTTCTTCAGGAAAGTATATTGGTAAAGATAAAAAGTGGCATCATGGAAAATATTTATTTACTATTGATTGGGCTCACCCTGAAAGTAACATATTAGATACTGATCACTCTGAAATTCCACATGAACACAAGTGCGCACATATTATTGCGTTAGATGATGGCAACTATGCAGCACAACCTAATAATAGATGTATATGGGATTTACCTTCATTTACTGTAAAAGATAATATTCCAGATTGGAAAGTACAAACAAATGAATGGAATGTAGAAGATAGTGGTAAATGGAAAACCGAAGATACTGATAATTTCTTCTACGAAATCGAAGAAAAGAAATAGAACTATTATAGTTTTTGTTATATAATGTTTTCCTAAAAAAATAATTAATATGGAGTGTGTTAGTATGAATTATTATTTTACAGGTATGTTAGTAATAGCTTTTATTATATTAACCGCAATTGTAGCACCTTTATGAACAGAAAAACTAATACAATGCTAATAGGTTTATTGGGTACAATCCTTATGGGATTAGCTACTTGGACATTGGTCACACTTATAGAACTTCAATTAACAGTAACCATGATCCAAACTGACTTAATGTCTATTGACAAGCAATTTGGAAGAGTTTACAATTTTATCGATTCTGTTAGAGGTAAATAAAAGACTTTCAAAATCAATATTTTTGTTTTATATCTCTATATAGGAAAGTATGGTATGAACCAGGAGGTAATATGTTATTATGAAAACTATGAAAAAAGGATATCACAAAACTAAAAGTGGTAAAGTTGCTAAAAAAGGTTTGTATTATAATATGAACAAAAGAAAAAAAGCAGGTACAAGCAGACCCGGGAAAGGAACTGTTTCGTCTAAAGCTTTAAAAGCCTCTGCTAAAACAGCTCAAAGTTAAATAATGGAAGTTGAACTAGATAAAAAAAAATTACAATTCACTAATGATGAAGGTGAAAAAGTTAATGTTGATGTAGATCAAGATCAAACTGAAAAAGATGAAGAAGTTTTTGAAAGTAATCATTATTCTAATTTAGCAGAAGAATTAGACGAAACAGAAGTTGGTCTTTTAGGTAAAGAATTAACTAGAGCTTATGAAGATGATAAAAGCTCTAGAAAAAATTGGGAAGATCAATACTCTAAAGGTTTAAGAATGTTAGGAGTAATTGTCGAAGATAGACAAGATCCTTTCCCGGGAGCTTCTGGTGTTCATCACCCTTTACTCGCTGAAGCAGCAACACAGTTTCAAGCAAGAGCTATTGCGGAAATGTTTCCAGCTGGTGGCCCTGTTAAAACTCAAATCATTGGAAAAGTTACTGATAAAAAATTAGAACAAGCTCAAAGAGTTCAAGACTTTATGAACTTTCAAGTTACTCAAGAAATTCCAGATTACTTTAATGAACTAGATCAAATGTTATTTTATTTAGCTCTTGCAGGAAGTGCTTTTAAAAAAGTTTATTTTGATAATACGTTAGATAGAATTTGTTCTAAATTTGTACCAGCAGAAGATTTTGTAATTTCTATGGAAAATACAGATTTAGAAACTGCTGAAAGATATACACAGATAATGAAATTAACAAGAAACGATATTAGAAAATATCAAATATCAGGTGTCTACAGAGATATACCTTTAACTAAATCAGAAGCTGGTGGATCAGGAAGTAATAATGATGGAGATATGGTTGAACAAACTTTACAACGATTAGAAGGAATGTCTCCTAGTATGGCAGATAAAATTCATACTATATTAGAAGTTCATACTAATTTAGATTTAGGTGAAGATAAAAATGAATTAGCTTTACCTTATATTGTTACAATAGATTATGAATCACAACAAGTTTTATCTATTAGAAGAAATTGGAAAGAAGAAGATACACTAAGAAGAAAAAGAACTTATTTTATACATTATAAATATCTTCCTGGTTTAGGCTTTTATGGCTTTGGCCTTATTCAAATGATCGGCGGACTACAACACGCTAGCACAGGTGCTCTTAGAGCACTACTTGATTCAGCTGCCTTTGCTAACCTCAATGGAGGCTTTAGAGCTAAAGGAGCAAGAATTGAAGGAGGAGACATTACTGTTTCTCCTGGTGAATGGGTTGAAGTTGAAGCTTATGGTGATGATCTTAGAAAAAGTTTTATCCCTCTTCCTTTTAAGGAACCTTCACCGACATTACTTCAACTACTTGGAGTATTAACTGAATCAGGAAGACGTTTTGCTTCTATCGCAGATGCGATGATTGGTGATTCTGCTGGATCTGGTCCAGTTGGAACAACTGTAGCTTTAATAGAACAAGGATCAAAAGTATTTTCTGCTATTCATAAAAGAATACACCAAGCTCAAGGTAGAGAATTTAAATTAATTTATGAATTAAATGGAGAATATTTAGATGATGAATATTCTTTTGAAGTAATAGGCGGAAGTCAAAAAATTAGAAGAAAAGATTTTACTAAAGCTATTAGTGTAGTTCCCGTATCTGATCCTAATATATTCTCTCAAGCTCAAAGAATAGCTTTAGCTCAAACTGGTTTACAATTAGCACAAGCTTCTCCTGATATAGTAGATGTTAAAGAAGCTACGAGAAGATTTTTACAGGCTCTTAATATACCTGATTATATGGATTTAATGATTGAAGATGAAGATACACCTAGACGTGATCCAGTATCAGAGAACATGGCTATACTTAATACTAAACCTATTCAAGTATTTGAAGATCAAGATCATCAAGCTCATATGCAAGTTCACTCTCAGTTTATGAATGATCCTAGATTTGGTGGAAACCCTGAAGCTAAAGAAAGATTATATCCAGCAATGTTAGCTCATATGGGTCAACACATGGCTTTCTTATATCAACAACAAATGCAAGCATCAGTTCCTGAAGGTAATCCTGTTTCTTCTGGAGATTTTAATAGAGAATTAAATGATGAGGATTCTAAAGAGATAAGTATAGAAGAAGAAAATAGAATAGCAGCAGCTGCAGCACAAGCTGCACAACAATTAATGGGTTCTATGCCACCTTCTCCTGAACAAGAAAAAGAATCAAGAGAAGCTCAAAAAGATCAAGCTCAACTTCAATTAAAATCTGAAGAACTTCAAATAAGAAAAGCTAGATTTATGGAAGGTGTTAAACAAAGTGAAAAACAAAATGCTAGAAAAGACACTGAAACAAAAGCTAAGGTAGTAGAGATTGCAAGTAAAGTTGCAAGGGAAGATAACAAAAAAGATTAATGAGAGATCATAAAATATTGACTAGCTTTCAAAAAAGTCAAGAAAAGAAAAATAAAGAAATGGCTTTATTTAAAAATCTTAAAAAAGAAGTTGAAATTGGAGCTAATGGAACTCAATCTTATGTAATAAAAAAAGGTATTAATAAAGATAAGATAGCTACGAAAGATATTAATGGCAATTAAACCTGAAGAAATTAGACAAGCTAAAAAGTTTTTAGAAAATAAAAAAATTTCTATTAAAAAAGTTAAACCTATTTTACTTGCTTCTGTTTCTAAAGATTTAGAAGTAAGTTTTTCTCAACTAACTGATACAATAACGAAAGTACTTAATGGAACGGCTGCTTCAAGCGATCAAAAAAAGAATTAAAGATCATAAACAAGAATTATCACAAAATTTATTAAATAAAGGTGTAGAAAATATATCTGAATTTAAACGTGTCTATGGATATGGACAAGGTTTAGATAAAGCATTTGAAATAATAAATGAAACAATCGAAAAATATAAAAAAGGAGATATAGAAGATGAATAGTAATGAAGCATGGGCAACAGATAATGATATACCTACACCTGAAAAAATACCACAGCCTGTAGGTTATAGAATATTACTTAGACCTAGAGGAGCAGTAGTAAAAACTAAAGGTGGAATAATTTTATCAGATTCTTCACAAGATAATCAAGCTTACTTAAATAGTGTAGGACAAGTTATTGCTATGGGACCAGAATGTTATAGCGATAGAAAAAGTCCTTGGTGTAAAGTAGGAGATTGGGTTATTTTTGGTAGATATGCAGGAGCAAGAGTTTCTGTACAAAAAGTAAAAATGGTGTTATTAAATGATGATGAGATTATTGCAACTTTGGAAAATCCAGAAGTAGTAACTCAACAACTGTAACATACATTAACGAAAGTTAATGCCAACATAGGAGAAACTATGATAGACGAAAAAGAAAATAAGAATGAAGAATTAGAAGTTAATCTTGAAGAAGTTGAAACAGAGAAAGAGGTCAATGTACCTTTAAATCCGTTAGAAAAACTTCAACAAATGCAAGAAGAACCTTCTAAAAATGAAGATAAATCTTTTGAGAACGAAAGAGAGATTAAGCTTGAAGAGAAAAAAGATGAAAAAGCTCCAGCTTATTCAGAAGATATGCCTTATTCTGTTAAAGTTCGTAAAAGAATCCAAAAAGAAGTAGCTAAAAGAGCAGAAGCTGAACAAAAGAATGTTGATTTAGAAGAAAAATTAGCAACAATGGAAAAAAGAACTTATGATATAGCTAATAAATCATTAGGTAATCAACTTTCTAGTGTTTCTACTCAACTTAAATCAGCAATTGAAGAAGGTAATACTGACGAACAAGTAAAATTGTATGAAAGTATGGCAGAAATTCGTAGTCAAATGACTAAAACAGAAGATTATGCTTCAAGAGTACCTCAAAAAGAAAAAACTGAAAAAAAAGCTCCGCCTTTAGCCACCGATTGGGTAAAAGAAAATTCACAATGGTTTAATAAACCTGGTTATAGAAAAGAAACAGCTATGGCTTATGGAATCGATGCTGAATTAACAGAAGAAGGTTGGGATGTGCACGATCCTGGATACTATGATGAGATGAGTAAAAGACTAAAATCAAGTGGTCTAACTTATTTTAGTAAGTCAGAAGAAAACACTTCCAAAGCTGCTGAAAATGTGGTACAAAAAACTAATAGAGTGCAATCTCCAGTTGCTGGAGTTTCTCGTAAAACAGGAACATCTGGTAATAGAGTTAAACTAACCTCTGACGATTTATCAACTGCTAAAACTTTTGGTATAGACATCAGTGATGAAGTGGCACTAAAACGATTTGCTAAAGAAGTAAAAAGCTTTAGCGACACAGGACAATAGAAAGGAGCCTGACATTATGAACAAAGATAATAAAATAAACAATGAAACTAGAATAGAAAAATCTACAATAGTTTCAAAATGGCGACCGAGTAACTTATTAGAAGCGCCTGAACCAAGACCTGGTTTCGCTCAGAGATGGGTAGCAACTATGGTGTTAGGACAGGAAACGCCTACGAATGTAGCTAAACGGTTGAGAGAAGGTTGGCAGCCTCGAGACATTAAAAGTGTCAAAGATGGTCAACATTTTCCAACGATAGAACATGGCAAATTCGCTGGGCATATTGGAATAGAAGGAATGGTACTTTGTGAAATGCCTGAAGAAATGGTTAATCAAAGAAATGATTACTATGCTCAAATGACTAACAATTTAATGCAGTCAGTTGAACAAGACATGAACAGAGCTGAAACACCAGGCCAACCTATCCAAAGGTCTTTTAAATCTAGAGTTAGTTCGGACGGCAATTAACAACTAACAAAGGTAAATAAAAATGGCGAATGTAAATGCACCAAATGGTTTCGTACCATTGAGACATTTAACAGGCGGTGTTATTAGAGCTAATGAATATGCAATTGCAAATGGCTATGCAGCCAATCTTGCAAGTGGAGACCTCGTTACTTTAACTACCGATGGAACAATTATAAGAGGCACAGCGGGCGGTACAGCTCTCGGTGTTTTTTATGGTGTTGAGTACATCGATAATGACACCGGTGATGTTAAATTCAAAAAAGTTTGGAACAATGCACAAACAGCAAAATCGGGTGAACCGATTAAAGCTTATGTGTATGATGATCCAAATATCACTTACGCAGTCCAAACTAACGGCGTATTCGCAACAGCAAATGTTGGTGAATTAGCTAATGTTACAATTGGAACGTACAACTCAACATATGGACATTCAACTGATGAATTAGATATCGCAACTCTTGCAACGACTGCAAAAGTTTTGAGAATACTAAGATTAATTGATTATCCAAATAACGCAGCAGGCGCTGATGCATCAGTAGAAGTAGTAATAAATCTATCTCTATATGGTACTCGTCAGGCTGGTGTTTAACCTTAACAATAGGAGTTAAAAAATGGCTTTAAACAGAGCACTTTTTACCAAACAGCTCAATCTAGGTTTAAACACCGTGTTTGGTATGGAATATGATAGATATCCTGAGCAATGGAGATCATTATATTCTACAGAGCAATCAATGAAAGCATTCGAAGAAGATGTACAAATGATCGGATTCGGTGCTGCACCAACTAAAGCAGAAGGTGCCATGATCAATTATGATTCTGGCAGAGAAGGCTTTGTCTCAAGATATGTGCATGAAACTGTCGCTTTAGCTTTTGCGATTACAGAAGAAGCTGAAGAAGATGGCTTGTACGGTTCTCTAGGCGCTAAATACGCAAGAGCACTAGCAAGATCAATGCAACAAACTAAAGAGATCAAAGGTGCAAATATCTTTAATAATGCAACTACTACTTCAACTGGAGGAGACGGCGTAGCTTTAATGAACGGCTCTCACCCACTTGGTGGCGGTGGTACAGCATCTAACATCCTAGGCACACCTGCGGATTTATCTGAAACGTCTTTAGAGACACTTTTAGTTCAAATCTCAACTGCTGTAGATGATAGAAGCATACCTGTTGCATTATCAGGAAGAAAACTTGCAGTTCCACCTCAATTGGTGTTCGTTGCAGAAAGAATTATCAAGTCTAATTTAAGACCTGGTACTGCTGACAATGATATCAATGCAATGAGAAACATGGGTATGATACCTGAAGGTGTAGTAGTAAATCAAAGATTTACTAACCCTGATCAGTATTTTATCCTAACTGATTGCCCAGATGGAATGAAACACTTCGTTAGATCACCAATCAAAAAAGCTGTTGAAGGCGATTTTGAAACTGGTAATTTAAGATACAAGTGCAGAGAAAGATACAGCTTCGGTTTTACAGACTGGAGAGGTGTATACGGATCTGAAGGCGTAGCATAATAATAAACAATTACTAGGCGTAGCAATACGCCTAGTAGTTTTAAACTAACCCAAACGACTGCGAAAGCAGACTATTATAAGGAGATAGACTATGGGAACAACTACATTTTCTGGCCCAATTAAGGCTGGAGCAATTAAAGAAACAACTGGAACTACTTTAGGTTCAGATGTAAAAAACACAGGTCAAGTTGTGATGTCACAATCACAAGCTATAACTCAAGCAGATGGAACAACTAATATTGTTATTCCTGCAAACTCACAAATCGTAGCAATTGAATTATCGGTAACTGCAATTTGGGATGGAGCAGCAAGTACAGCTGGTTTAGGTTGGACTGGTGATGCAACTGCATTAACAGCAACTACAGCAGTAGCTGGTGGAACACTTGGTATTATTTCTGCAACAGCAGGAGCTGATGCAACAAGAGTTGGAAACTGGGCTGACGTTGGAACAACTGATAGAAGAATCCTTGTAACTAACGTTAACACAGGTGATGGTACCGGTTTTATAACTGTTAGATACGTTCAAAATAATAATTTAAGTTAATAATTAATTCGAGGGCCTTCGGGCCCTCCTTTAAAATATGAAATTTGATTTAGATTTTTTAAGACAAACAGGTGAAGCTCTTTCTTCTTTTGGAAAAAAAGATGAAGAAAAAATTATAGATTATTCTAATACCGATGAAGAAGATGATAAATCTACTCAAGAATCAGTAACTCCAATAGTATTAGATAAATCAGATGATGAAAAAACTGTTGATGAATCTACAACAGAAGTAATTCAAACAAAAACTGAAAAAGAAAAGAAAAAAGATACAGAAGATAGTTTAGAAAAAAAATTAGCTAATATAGAAAAAGTTATTGATAAATTTGGTGGATCTCAAACTCTTCCAACTGGTCAATTACAAAGTGGCAGTATTAATGATAATATAAATCAAAGACCTTTAGATATGGGAAATGTTCAAGCTAAAGCAGCACAAGCTGATTATTTAAAACCTTCTACTGTACCTAATGACAGAATTGCTTTACTATATGAAGACTTAAAAAAATATAACCTAATTTAGGAGAAATTATGGCAGGATCAGACATAAATGTTGTAAGTAAAAATAAAGCAGCATTATCTAATGTAGCTTCAAATGTAGCCACTACAGTTACTTTATTTGCTGGACCAATGAGACTAAAAGGTTTTATAGTAGAGCCTTCGACTGTTGCTGGTGTTCTTACTTGGAAAGACGGTGGAACAGATGTATTTGAAATTGAAACAGGTAATGTATCTGTAGGTGCTTCAACAGTATCTATGAATTTACCAGAAGATGGTATAAAATTTAAAACAAGTATACAAGTTTCATCAAGTTTAGCAGGTGCTAATGTAGCAACTATAAATGGTGTAACAGCATTTTTTGCATAATGGAGAACTATGGCTTTATCAGGAACTTCGACATTTACTTTAACAGTAAATGATGTAATACAAGAGGCTTATGACAGAATAGGTGGTGATCCTATTTTAGGTTATGATGTAAGGTCCGCTAGACGTAGTATGAATATTATGTTTAGTGATTGGGCTAACAGAGGTTATAACCAATGGACTGTAGAATATAAAACTTTAGCTATTACTACAGGAACTATTCAATATACTTTAGATTATGATACTG